TAGGCATTCCTTGCATGTTCGGAGACTGAATAGGAATTAAATCTTTATCCTTAAAAGGATTCAACTTATCCATATTTACTACTTACTTACTGTACTAGAACCACTGCTAATTTGTTTTTTAGCATATGTTTTGATGACTGCTAATGCAGCACCACCGCCAGCTAATGCAGCTAACTGAATTGTTTCAGCTTCTACACCAACTAAAGGAGCAACAGTTAAAGCACCAATAAATGCTTCAACAAATGTCCAGGCAGTACGTTCTAGCATGTCTTTGAGGTCTGCGCTCATTGTATAACTCCATGCTTCGTTCCAAGGGGTCCACGCAACATCCTTCTTAAATGTCCCATCAGAGTTTCTTGCTCTTTTAAATCTCTCAAACATTATTTAAAGTAATCCTGTTCACGAGACTTATTGAATTCTTTATTTCTTAAATTCTTTAAACCAGTATACATCATTAACCCAGCCATTGTGCCAGGATTTCTTTTAGCGAACCATGCTGCAGCTGCTGCTGCGACTTCTGCTGCTCTTCGTGCTATTACTGGGTCAACATTTTTAAAGTCAGTAACTCCTTCTGTTAAATTATCAACTGTTCTGTTATACACTTCATCATATTTTCTTTTATAATTAGGAGAATCTTCTATTTTACTTGATACATTGTAATCACTTGTTTTAGGTTGTGCTTCAGTAGGTACTTGAGATTTAAAATCTGATGAACTTTCTGCATCAAAAGGTACATAATTATCAGGAAGAGAAGAACCACCTCTTTCCATTTTCTTTATATCTGCGTAACTTGGTGGAGCTACTGAAGCTGGTCTTCCTGAACCTGGGTTTACTATACTTGTAGCAGGAGTACCTTTAGCAGAATCTTCCCATACACCGTAAGTAGGTGAACCTTTCACATCAGCAGCTATAGGTTGTAAGTTGTTAGCAATTCTAGTTCTTGTACCTTTAGCACTTTTTAAATCTTTTTGTAATTGTTCAATATTACGATTGTATTCCATATCAGGTTCACCAAACTGTAAAGTCCATCGTTCCTGTAATTTAGTTTCATAGTCAATAGCTTTTTGAATACTAGATATTTTTTTATCAGCTTCACCTAATGCAATCATTTGTTTGTCATCTAAAGGAAATGATTCTTTTACAACACGCATACCAGTTGTTTTAGCTTTACCTCCTGTATCTAATTCAGTACCTTTTTTAACAAGTTCTTTTTCTTGTTTTACAGCTCCTTTAGCATCACCTAGAATACCTTCTGTTTTACCCCAAAATTCATCCATATTTCTAACTACACTTGAACCTACACCTTTTTTAGTATATAAACCTAGGTCTGGATTACCAGTAGCTCTTTTTCTTTGTTCAAACATTTTATCTTCAAAGCCTGGAGAAGTAGCTTTACCTACATCTTCAGTAGCAAGTTCAGTAACATTCTTAACTTGTTCAAAAGGAGTTCCTTTATTAATAACAATGTCTTTATCTAGCTGATTTAAATTTCCTGTAGCTTCTATTAATCTTTGTGATGCTACTAATTCTTCAGCTGATTGTCCTAATCTAAATTTTTCTATTTCTATTTCTTCAATTAATCTTGCACCTTCTGCTGCTAGATTAGCTCGTACATCTTCAGCAATGTCAGGTACTTCATCTAAATATTTATTAATTGTTGCTAATTCTTCAGAAGCAAAAGAAGTTTGTTTGGCTATATCAGAATCTGAATATACAGTTTGTGCAGCACTTTCAGATATATTAACACTTACCATTCCTTCAGGTCTACCAGGTACTGCTCCAGCTCTTTTAGCTCTATTAGCTATTTCGTCATCTATAATATTTATTACTTCTGGGTCTTTTCCAAACATAGATTTTAAACCTTCTAGTTTAGAAGTAGGAGTATTACCTAATATTCTAGTAAATCCTGTGTCGCTAGTACCAGCAATTCTTTCTGTAGTTTGAGTACCATACATATCTGTATTGAATTGATTTTTTAATTTATCTTCTCCAGCACCTTCTATTTTATCAGAATCAAAAGCTGCATCAGCACCACTCTTTTCGCCCGTAGGGTCATCAGAGCTATCTCCTAGCTTGTTTTTATTCCATTTAAAATTAGGTGCTGCCATTATGTTATTTTCCTGCCATCTAGTTTAGCATCTAATACTTTGATTTCTCCACTTATCTCTTGTAATTTTTCCATTACTGTACCTGTAAGTATGACATCATCAGTTGACTTATTAGATAGTTCTTTAACATCACCATCATAATCTATATACTCAACCTCCACATCTAATCCAGCTTCTATTGCAGCTGCAACACGTGGGTAAACAAACTTATATGCGTCAACACTACTACCAATAAAGCCATCTTTAGCTATTCTATTGTTAGTTTGAGTGTTTCCTACTATTAAGCAACCAGCAGTATGCTCATCAGTATTACCTGTATGCCATAAGATATATTCAAATCCTGGTACATCTTGTACCCATATCATACCTTTGTGCATTGCACCGTATTTATTTACATATCTATTATGAAATCCACCTTCAGTACGTAGTTTTAGCTTGTATGTACCAGCTGGTATTCTGGTTTCACCCCAGACTTTAACATCTCTTTGTTCATCTTCTAATGTGTATGCGAGAAATGTACGCTTACCATTGTTTATCTCAAATAGCAACCCAGATGTAGAATCTTTTCCGCTACTAACTCTTAATACTTCGTATTTCATATTTTTATCTTCTCCCATGCTTTACACCAACCATAAGGAGCTACTAGTTCTTCGAATGCATTGCAATAGTTATTAATATAATGTTTGCAATTACTACAATACTGACCAATTCTATTACTTCGTTCAACATAAGCTCCTGGTAATGGCATTACTATATCCTAATTTTCTTATTATACTCTGTGCAACCAAGATTAGTACATTTTTTGTATGTTTTCGAGAACTCTATTAATTTATTACACTTTTTACAGTGCTTTATTTTTTTTACCAAACTATCTTGATGGATGTTTACAATTACAAATAGTTACGTTTGTGTAACCGTTCTCAGCTTTATAAGTTCTACAATTTTTTTCTTTTTTCATTTTCTAAATCCTATTGTTAATAACCATACTGCTAATGTAATTACAGTTGCTAACCCTGTAACTTGCTGAGCGCTGCCTGTTAAAGTAAGTGTTGCAATAACTAAACCAACCAAAGTCCAACTAAGGTTTAACGTTTCTTTTATTGCTTCTACAAACCATGACCATATTTTTTTCATTAACTTCTCCTAAATACGAAAGCAGCCATACTAGCTATTCTAGTCAAAATAACTGGGACAACAACTTCCTGTGCTTTTTCTCTTTGGTCTGATGTCATATCATCCCCAATGTTTCCAACGTTTATTTCTGAAAAATCTACGTCAACAAAAGTTTCTATAGGATTTTCTAAAAATGTTTCAAATTGAACTTCAGTTACTACGTCAGCTAATGTGTAGTTTTCTACATCTGCATTTTCTACTGCACGTTCAACGTATTCTTCTACTGCTTCAGCTACTACTTCATCTTCTTTAACAGCTTCAGCAATAATTTCAACGTCTTCAGTTTGTACTTGTAATACTTCAGCAACAACTTCTACCTGTTCTTCAGTAAGTTCTTCTATCTCTTCAATAGCTTCTTCAACTACAGCTTGTACAACTACCTGTGTTTCTTCTGTAGCTTGAGATAGATTCTGTACACCAATATCATTTACTTCTTCAAGAACTTCTATAACTTCTTCAGGTTCAAGTTCTTCAACATATTCTTCAATAACTTCTACAACTTCTTCTTCAGTTAAATCTTCTTCAGTTATAGGTATATCAATAACTTCTTCAATTTCAGCAACTTCAACAGCTACTTCTTCTTCGGTTAATTCTAAAGGTTCTTCCTCAACATCTTCCTGTACTGGCTCAACCAAAATCTCCTCTGCTTGAATCTCATCTTCTGTATCGGTGTCATCTCTAGGTATCTCTTTGTCCAACTCATCTTTCTCTTCCAATTCCTCTTCTATAATTATAATAATATCTTCAGGAATATCTTCTATTTCAATATCTTCAACTTCAAACTCATCGAGTTCTTCAATGTATTCCTCAATTTCAAGATAGGTTTCAATAAATTCTTCAGCTTCCTCTTCAGTTTCAAATTCATATATTTCCAATTCCTCTGTAAGTTCAAGGGCTTTAGCATCAATCTCCATTTGCTTTTCAAGTTCAAGTATTTCTTCTTCAGTAAGCTCAATAAACTCTTCATCTTCATATTCATCTGCCACAATGAGTACCACATTATCATCTTCAAAAAACTCTTCTCCGATTTCTTCTTCA